GCTGTCGATCGACCAACCAAAGGCAATCAAAAAAGTAGCCGGCGGTGTGGATATATGCTGACTTTTCCACGATGAAAATATACAGTAATGTGGACAATATTTCTATGCTTCAATGGCACTCTTTTTCTTGAAAGATCGGGCAAATCATGGTATAATCAGAGTATCATGAACCGTCTGGAATTTCAGGGAAAGGAGTGCTTTTGCTATGACATACGAAGAACTGAAAGCAGCATATGAAGCCGCTGTGCAGAAGTGTGCCCCCTTCCCGGTAAAATAGACACGAAAAAGCACACAAAAGTCGAATGAATCGCCGAATTGCTCCGGT